ACTCTTCATAGTTCATAGTCTCAAAGTTAAGGTTTCACAACGTATTTAGTCAGCTTGTATCTCACCAAACCATTATTTTCATTATCTTATTATTCAGGCGGTTGATATTCAATGTGAACACCGGCCAGCCGTAATTCTCTGCTATCAGATGCTTAAAGACATCCATCTGCTTTTCATTTATATCAATCCACCGATCAACTTCCATTTGCTCATCGACATATTTTTTCAATTGATTTGCTTGTTCTGGAGTTGCCATGATCAAAAGTTTGGTATTGCATTATCGCCCAAATAATCTTCATTAAGGTCATCACGGGTTGGTTCGGTATAATTAATTACTTGTTGTTTAATTGCCGTTGTAAGCCAATTGCCGGTATCAGGAATCACGGTGTAAAATCTTCCCGTTTCCTTGTCATACATCATTTTACTCATACCCTGGTGACCGAGATGTTTAAATTTAATCTTCGACCAATATAACCTAACGGTATCAACCATTGCATTATTACTATCCGTATCTCTATGTACAATAATTCCATAATCAGTTTTATTATAAAAGTTGGCTGATCCTGAAATGTCATATAGCGACGGCACTTTTGTTTTATTTTCTCCGTCCTTTTCCATCTTCCGTGGGTGTGCTACCAAAAACACCAACACATCATTAAACTTTGCAAAGTTGATGAGCTTATCCAGGAACCGGCTTATGTATTGCGTCTCACTATCCTTATATTGGTGGTCAAGTTTATTATAAGGATCAATCACAACTATTTTTACGCCCCTTGTTTTTACAAGCATCTTCGCATGGTCAATAATGTAGTCAACCGTAAAATTTTCCTCATTCATGATATAGAAGAAGTTCTCACGGATATACTCGAATGCCATATCAAATTCCGCTTCAGATGATGCACTTGACCGAAACCTTTTGCCAATTATTTTCTCATACAGTTTACCATAATGATATTTTAAAGGATAATTTTCGGGAGTAAAAAATGCTGCTTTCCATTTCAACCGAAGATTCATTTTTGTTATCAGATAATCAACAAATTCACTCTTTCCGGAGGAGGGTACGCCAGTGACAATAGCCAACCGGCCAGACTCCCACCGGATATAATCATCAAATGGTTCATCTAATCTGAAACCTGGATCAACTCCGTTGTGAAACAGATCAACAATATCATTATACAAATGATCCACCATAACAATCCCCTTTGTCGGAATTGGTATCGCTTCTTTAATCGCATCCTGAAGTGCCGGTCCACCATAATCAATAAAATATTCATTTGCATCTTTGCAATCTTTAAAATTGACAAGCATACAACGATCAACGCCAAGCCTCCGGGCTAATTCATCCCTCATCTCAACACCTTTTGTATCTTGATCAGTCGCCAAATAAATACGCTTAACATTATCAAAAAGGCTGTGATACGTGTCAAGGTATTCAAGTTTAATATTTGCCCCATTAGGAACCGAAATAACATTATCAAATCCACATTCAATAAAACTCAAGGCATCAATTTCACCTTCAACAATGATTATGTCCTCAAACGCCAGAATTGTATCCTGATTGTAAAATATAAGTTCTGCTCCAGTATGTAACTTAAAGTTCTTTGGCAGTTCACGATATTTAATATTGATAAGTTTATCCTGAAAAAAATACGGAAAACAAACAACTTCTTTGTCGGTATAAATACGCATCTTAACAAGCGTCTTTTGTGAAATCATCCGCCCGGTGAACCACTTAACCGCCGCATCCGATAAGTTTGTTATGTTTTTCCATTCAGGAACGGCATATTGTTTAGCATCCGTTGGTCTATAAACATAAAAGGCAGCTCCACAATTATGGCAATTGCCTGTATTCTTATCAATATTCCACGACAAACACTTATCGGTTTTTTTCTTACGTGTATGAGAACAATCGGGACAAGTGTATTTTTGTTCTACACCTCTACCATCAGGCGTAAATTCGTAGGTGTTATTTGTTATAGTTGATTTTATCTTCATGGCATTATCCTTTCAGATTGCTTTTTGTTTTCAGGCTTAAACCAAACCGACCTCATTTTTTGTTTCCAGTTTAAAACCGGAGATCCATGACTATCGAACCAATTTGCGTCATTGTAATAATGCCATCTGGTTTCACCAAAGTCAGGATTATAACCATTCTCATCAAAATAATTTCTGACTTCTTGTATTGTAGGTTTTTTAAACGGCGTTCTCTTCCTTTTTATTTCACTTACAATATCAATATCATTGTCAATATCATTATCAGGGTTTTGGTTAACGTCTGAGTTATCTATATCCTTAACCAAAAGAGTAGGATTACCCCCTTTAGCCCCCGTTTCTCTCCTTATTTGCCTTGTTTTCTCATCTCTGACCATTCTTTTTGAAAATATTGCACCATCATCCCGGCGATAACAAACACCATCGGTTAACAACCTGGTTAACCAAATATTTGTATTTTGGTTATCCAAACCAACCATCCTGATAATTTCGTCATCAGTATAAGGACGCCCATTAGGATTAATCATTACACCCCTCTCACTGCTCTCCCACATATAACAAAGCAAGTCAAACCATAATCCTCTATAATCAGGAGGTAATGCCCTTACCTCTGGACATTTTAACCAGTCACCGACATAAAACGGCATATATGGTAAGTCTCTTTTTTTATCTTTTGCCATGTTATTTATTTCTTGGATCATAAAATTGAAACCTGAAATTACGCGCTACCTCTGCCGCATGACTAATTGCATGGTTTTTCCAGTCTATTGGAGCATTACACTTTGGACAGTAATAATAGTTACCCTCATCAAAATCTACTTTTATAGTATTACAATCTTTGCAATACATAAATACCATATAATTATCCCACCATGGCTGTAGCTGAATATTCTTATTCTCTCCATTCCAAAGATGAATATTAACAACTGCCTCAAGCGGATCACCAACAAATAATATAAGAGGCATTTTCATTGAGGATAATATTCTTTCTTCATATAGGTGATCAGTTATATATGAGAAGGGTTTAATTTCAAAATACACACCTGGTCCTCGTTTCTTATAGGTAGCCCCAACACCATCAAAATCTCCGGGTTCTATAATTTCTAAACCCTCCCTTAATATTGCATCAGGCAAAAAGAAGTCAGGTGTATATTGCGATCCGTCCTTACAAGTAAATTGTTCCGGCTCATAGTTCCACTTAATTTTCATCAAATCAAAAAATACAGCCCATTTAGCTTCAAGTTTTGACCTAAAATAATAGTTGTTATACCAAGTTGGTTTCGGGCGTGTAACTAATTCTTCTGCATCCATAATTATAAAATAAAAAGCCCCCGGACAAAAGAAAAACCACATCAGGAAAGCGTAACCAAACCCTCTGTGGTATCTTCCGCCCGGAGGCAGTATTATTAAACGAAGTTAAACCTGTTTTCATTTGTTACGCTTTTCGACTACAAATATAACAACTTATTTTTTACTTCGCAACTTTTTTGCAGGTTTATATTCACTTAAATCAAAATAATAATGGCCACCGACACGCCACATTACATACCTCATTTCAAAATAGGTGAGATACATATTGCTTAATATAACATCAATGATTTCTTCATTACCACTCCAGCCGCCAGTATGCAATTCAAGTTTTCTTTTACCCTTGTATTTACGATGCAAAACAAAACCCCAGTCATCAAAGTACCATCCATTTCTAAGTATGGTATCAACAAACTCAAAAACTGGCATCTGTTTTGGCTCATAATCTCTTATAAACTCAAGGTATTCATCAGTAGGATATCCGCCTATATCAAGAAGCGTGTCAGGTACGTTCATTTCTTTTTACGTTTTGCAGGTTTATTTACCACCGGCTTTCTGAAATACTAATACGTTCTGGTGTATCTTTGTTAGTTTCTTACCCCCATCAAATATTTTGGACGCTCTCATACTTGCAGTCCCCACAACGTTTAACAATATTGCATCGTTATATAGTTTTGCCCCGTTTCTTCTGAAGGCAGCCTTTGTTTCTCCGGGGAAATCGTAATAATATCCTTCCTTATCCCTAATATCCCCTACGACAAAACAGGCATACCCCCCGTATTTTAATAGTTTAAGTGAATACTTAATAATAGTTCCATATTTAAATAAAAAGTCATCCCATTTCATATTTGACAGGTCATTAGGCATATCCGAATAAATCTCAAGATTAAAATAGGGAGGGCATGAAATTATAAAATCAAATTGTTTATCCATGCCTTCCAAAATCAATTCACTGTCCCCACAAAACCATTCAGGCACATTATTGGGAATTATAGTATGGCCTTGCTCAATATTAGATAATACTTGCTCTTCTCGCAATTCAATTCCCGTATATTTATAGCCCAAATAATTAGCGACAATTCCACGAACAGAACCTCCGGCAAAGGGATCAAGAATAGTTCCGCCATCAGGACAAAACCAACGATACATTAATTCAGTTAATACGGGGTCAAATATACTGGTGCTTTGTTCGTCTGTATGATCTCGTTTACCTTCCTTTACTCTATAATAATCAAATTTACTTGCGGCTCCTGTATATGTCAATTCATCATTTCTACCTACCTCTGATTTTATTCCCTTACTAATCCATGCCCGTTTACGCCCTTGCCAATTTCCGCCTTTAGTATCTAATACACTAAACGGAGGTTCGATATACTTATCTCTCAGAAGTACATCCTCAATTATTTCATTACCGAATAAGTCTTTTGCCATTTTGTTTGTTTTTAGATTTAACCTTTTTATCCGTCACCGGCTTAAT